CAGAAGTTCAGGCACGATACCCTAAGAGTCGAATCTGGGCCTACCCTGACCCAGCATCAAAGCAAAGAAAAACATCAGCAGGCGGCCTTACTGACCTCAGCATATTACAGAACGCAGGATGGGTTGTTAAATGCCCCAACAGCCATACGCCAGTCCGCGATCGCATCAACGCAGTTAACTCAAGATTGAAGGATTCTACGGGTATTAGACGCTTACACTTCAACCCATCCGTTAAATATACCATAGAAGGGTTGGAGCGACAGACTTACAAGGAAGGCACCAGCCAGCCTGATAAGGAATCAGGGTATGACCATATGATGGATGCTCTAGGTTATATGGTTGATTACCAATTTCCTGTGCGTAAGGATATGCCTGCTTATACACCACAACGATGGGGCCATCAATTAGCCACACAATAAGGAAAATAAATGAGTGACCAAACATTAAGTCAAGACTTTGCTAGAGTCTCAACTACCAATTTAGAATATAGCCGCAACAGAGATCGTTGGGCTTTTCTATTAGACAGTTACATAGGTGGAGACCAATACAAGCAAGGCAACTACCTAACCCGCTATCAATTAGAAACACAACAAGAGTATAATGCTCGTATTGCCAACACTCCATTGATCAATCACTGCTCAAGTGTAATCAGTGTTTATACTAGTTTTCTATTCCGTGAAGAACCAGATAGAGACTTTGCCACATGGGAGGGCCGCCCTGACTTAGAAGCATTCCTTAGTGACTGCGATATGGAAGGCAGAGACTTAGATTGCTTTATGAAAGATGTTGCCACCTGGAGTTCAGTGTTCGGCCATTGCTGGTTACTAATGACCAAACCTAACATTGGTGCCACAACACAAGCAGATGAACAAGCCGCTGGCCTACGCCCTTGGCTTAACCTATTGACGCCCCTATCAGTATTAGATTGGAGTTGGGAGCGAACGGCCACAGGCTATTATGAACTAACAGAGTTCAAATATATTGAAGAAATTGTTGACAAGATTACCATTGTTAAAGAGTGGACCAAGAGTGAAATACGCACTTGGGTAATGGATGATCAAAATAAGAAAGCCACTCTAAAGTCATTAGAAGTCAACGGCCTAGGTATGATACCTGCCGTGTTGGCCTATAACAAGAGATCAATTGTCAAGGGCATTGGCGTAAGTGACATTGCTGATATTGCTGACCTTCAGCGTATGATCTACAACTTGACATCAGAACTTGATCAAAGCCACAGACAAGACGGCCACCCTAGTCTAGTTGTAACTCCTGATACACAATTTGGATCAGGTGCCGGTGCTGTGATAGTTGTGCCAGAAAACAGCGACCCTGGATTACGACCTTATTATCTCGAGCACGGTGGTGCTAACATTGTCAGCTTACATGATACAATACAAAAACTAGTGGAGAACATTGACAAGATTGCCAACACTGGCGGCATTCGTGCTACTGAGTCACGCACAATGAGCGGTGTGGCTATGGAAGTTGAATTCAGTTTGCTCAACTCTAGACTAGCGGAAAAAGCAGACAACTTAGAACTTGCTGAAGAACAGTTATGGAATATATTTGCCGCTTATCAAGGCTTGGTCAATGAGGTAGATATTGACTATCCAGGATCATTCAACATCCGTGATGATCAGCGTGAATTCCAACAGTTGGCCAGTGCCCGTTCAGCCAGCACCAATCCTAAGGTATGGAACATCATTGATGGTAAGATTGTTGAATTATTAGGTGAAGATCCACAAGTATTGTTTGCCAATGACATGTTGGCAGGACAAGAGCCACTACCAGCACAGCCAGTATTTGAACCACACATCATGGTGGATCCAATTACAGGTAACGAATACATTGCCCGCACAGAACAAGAGCATTTAGATTACGCCGCTCTGGGCTATGTTCACAAAGAAGAGGAAGAACATTATGAATAATCCACTACCAGTAAGAGGCATGAGAACTGCTAAGAACAAGAAGCGTCCTAAGCCACCAAAAAAGTATTAAGGAGCATTACATGCCACTAAAGAAAGGTTATAGTCAAAAGACTATCAGCAAGAATATCAGCTATGAAATGAAAAAGCATCCTAGTATGAGTAGCAAGCAGGCAGTTGCCATTGCCTTGTCAACAGCTCGTGCTAGTGCGCCAAAAGCTAAGAAGGCACAGTTTAATCCACCGAAGAAAGGTCGTTAAACGGCGCAATAATTACCTAAGTATTAGTCAATAATGCTTGGCTTACTTAAATATACAACAAAATAACTCTTTGAAAGGGAGGCACGCTAACTATGAGCAACCAAGACATAGGCAATACGGACAATACTGATGAGTCCACTACAATTAATCAGGCCGCAGTCAAAACTTATACACAAGAAGAATTTGATACACACATGGCTCGCATGAAGGCTAGCATATCTAAAAAATATGAAAAGACTTTTGCTGAACTAGGTGATATTGATGAACTCAAGACACTCAAGACAGATGCTGAAAAGCGTAAGACCGAAGAGCAAGTCAAGCGTGGGGAATTTGAAAAGATTCTACAAGAGATGGCCGCAAAGAAGGATGCTGAAATTCAGCGTCGTGATCAAATTATTAGAGAATATACTGTTGATGTGCCATTGGTTACAGCGGCGGCAACTTATAAGGCAGTCAATGCTGAACAAGTTCGCACACTACTAAAACCTAATGTTCGTCTTAATCAGGATGGTGAAGTGGAAATCGTTGACAAAGAAGGTAAAGTTAGATATAGCGATACTGGTCAACCTTTCAAAGTAGAAGATTTAGTTAAGGAGTTCCTTGACACTAATCCTCACTTTAAGTCAGCAACACCGGCAACAAGCTCAGGCAAATCTAATATTGGTCAAAAGCAAGAACGGGTTGACATATCTAAACTTGATATGAAAAACTCAGAAGACCGTAAGATTTACGCACAATATCGTAAACAAAACGGTATAGCCTAACAAATTAAAGGAGACTTAAAATGGCTGGATCTACAATGACAACTTTGAATGACTTGTTACCTACAATCGTTCAAGAAGCATTATTCGTGGCAAGCGAGCGCAGTATCATGCGTGGACTTGTAAAAAATTACTCTTTGGGCCCTGCTCAAGGGAAGACAATTCAAGTTCCAATTTACCCAATTCAAACTGCCGTAGCAGTTACAGAGGGTGATGAAGTTGGAAACACAGCAGTATCTACAGATGTTGCTACATTCGATGTAGCACAAGTTGGTATTCGCACATTGGTAACTGACATGGCTATCAACGCAAGTTCTAGCAATGTAGTTGCTGACCTAGGCCGTTTATTCGGTGAAGCCATCGCTCGTAAGATGGATCAGGACTTGATCGCTAAGTTCGTATCATTCACAACTAATACAGTAGGATCTACATCTACAACTGCTACACCAGCATTGTTAATGCAGGCCATTACCAAGTTAAAGAACGGTGCTGTTCCTACAGATGGTCTAGTTATGGTTCTACACCCAAGCGTAGCCTATGACTTGAAAGCCGCATTGACCACAACTGGTAATGTCGCATTCTCAGGTGGTGGCACTAGCAATGATGTTGCTAACCAAGCTATGATGGAAGGTTATGTTGGTCGTTTATTCGGTGTTCCAGTATTTGAGACTGCTAATTTCTCTAACACTGGTGCGGCTGGTGACTATGTTGGTGGTGTATTCCACCGTGACGCTTTAGGTCTTGGCATTATGCGTGACATTCAAATTGAAACACAACGCCGTGCTAGTTACCTAGGCACTGATGTTGTTGCTTCAGCAATGTATGGCACCGGCGTTGTTTACGAAGGTTATGGTTGTGCCACAACATTTGACTCAACAGTCCTTTAATTAGGGGAAACATAATGGCATTCATTACTTCAGGTAGCACAGTTATAAGTTTTGCGGAATATGAAGATGTTCTAGCAATCGACCAGCGTCTGTTTGAGGCGAATGAAGGTTTCACTGATGTTATTGTTGAGGATGCGTTGATCAAAGCGACCACACGCATTCTTAACAAGATTAGAGCCAGTGATTGGTGGAAGAATTACTATATCAGTAGAACTACTGATTTAAGTTCAATTTCAACAAGAACTGGTTATAGTTTGCCAAGTCCAGTTGGTGCTAAGATTCTAGCCCGAAGAGATGAGTTTACTGACCTATGTGTTTATTACACATTGGCAGAATACTTGTATCCTAAGGTTGCGGATTTTGGCAACACAGACTCAGCAGAGCGTCAGAAGATTGGTTTCTATGATGAGAAATTCCGTTCAATGTTCACAGACTTGCTAAACGCAGGTGACTGGTATGATTTTGCCGGTGATGCCACTATTGACATCAAAGACAAAGCACCTAGTCGTCAAAATCTAGTGAGAATGAGATAATGAGAACAGAACTTCTAGCATACTTGTCCACAGCGACATCAACATTGGCTGTTAAAGCAGTCAGTGAGTTGCCGTGGAATACTGCCGGGGAGCCGCTTTACTTAAAGAACATGAAGAAATTCTATCTGGATCAGAATCAAGTCGAACAGACTACTTTGATCCCTGTCATTTATGGCGATGATGTATTTCAAAATGATCTAGTAGTAAAAGGTTATTTCGCAGTTGATGCTAAAAATGAACCAGCAAATCTAGCCACAGCCATTACCACTATATTAAGTGCTAAGGATCAAATCAGTGTAACCAATTTTGGAGCCGAAAGCGATTACACTACGGAGATACAAGACGATGTAATCATTTACACCGTTGAATATCGATTAAACACAATTAAACAATAAGGAAACACGAAAATGGCATACTACAATGTATCGAGCACATCAACTCGTGCCGTCCTACAGATTTCTACTGCTAGCATCACACTTGCTGCCAATGGATATCAAGTAGGAGCTGTTCAAGACATCACAGTCAATAACAGCGCAGGCACATTCAGTTGGACACAACTTGACAATCAAAGTCAACCTACAGTAGCAACCCCAGCAACAAATAGCGTAGCCGCTAATATTGTTGTTGACACAGAGACATTCTTTGCGACAAAAAATGGGGTCCCAGGTATTTTTGCCCTAAGCAATGACAAGACATTGGTATACTTCCGCGTATACTTCAATGGAACTGCAACAGGAGCAAAGTATCTTTCAGGATCAGGTTACTTAACTAACCTAGCACCGTCTGTTAATCCAACAGCACCAGTCTGGGTAACACCTTTGACTATCAGTGTTGATGGCGACTTGACAGCTGGAACTGCAGCTTAATTTAAGATAATCTTAGATTAGGCGGAAAAGGACGGGTTTACCCACCGTCCTTTTTCTTTGGCTGTAAATAGTAGTGTTGAAAAGGATTTATAGATATGGTCAATTTAGACAATTTTAAACGAGATGAACTTCTCGAAAGCCTCGAAGCAGAGGTGGCCAAGAGCCTAGGTGAGCTTAAATGTGCTCAGGGTGACTTGGACAAGATTAATGGACGCTTGAGATTTGCTCTTGCCGTCATACACATTTTAAAAGGTAAAAAGGAATAAAGATGAAAAGTATAAAAGAATTTGCACGCAAACCCCAGTTAGTTGAATTAGTTCTCGATGGTGAAGACATCGTCGCAGAATATGGTGACCCAATCACCTTTTGGATGACTGACTATGTTGACATCAACACCTACTTTGATTTTTTTAAGAGTCAATCAGGTAAGGATGGACAAGAACTTAATGTTCTTATGCGTAAGTTAATTAAGAATGCCCAAGGTGAACCAGTCTTGGCCGATGACGAAGCATTACCAATTGATATTGCCGTAGCCGCATTGACTAAGATCAATGAAACATTGGGAAAGTCAAAAACCAAGTCGTTGACGAGCGAAACTGGGACAGCGCAAAGTTAATAACCATAGGACATCTAGCCAAAATGTATAATCAATTACCCAGCACAGTCCTTAGAGATGGTAGCGCCTTTGATATCATGGTGGCAGATGTCTATGCGACTTGGGAAAAGGCTAGAGAGAATCCCGGTGATACTGAAAATTATAAAGAAGAAGATCTCATGGAAATCATGAAATCAGTTAGGGGAGCAGGATGAGCGGAGCATTCAGTCTAAGAGTAAAAGAAATAAAAGGTGTGCTTAATGCTGATAAGATGGCCAAGTTAGCATTGCCCACCTTTAAAGCCAATACGCCTATTAAGACTGGTAACGCCCGTAGTAACACAGGTGTTTTTAAGAATGAGATCATAGCCGACTACCCTTATGCTACTAGACTGGATGAAGGTTATAGCAAGCAAAAGCCAAATGGTATGACCAGGCCCACAATTAAGTTCTTACAGGACTACATCAAAAAGAATCTAGGAAAATAATATGGCAACAGTAGAAGATTTCAAAGTTAAAGTCAGTGTTGATGGCACAGACAAATTAGATAGATTGGCCAGTGGTGCTGAGTCAGCCAAGGCTAAGATTCAAGGTCTTGCCAGTGCCATGTTAGGTGTTGGCTTTGCGGCATTTATTCAGAGTGCTATTCAAATGGCAGACCGTATCAGTGACCTAAGTGATGCTACTGGATTGGCCATTGGTAGTATCAAAGGGTTTGAGAATGCTTTAGAAGCCGCTGGTGGTAAGGCAAAGAATACTGAAAGAATGATTACAACATTCTATCAATCAATGGAAACTGCTTTGGGTGGCAGTGACCAAGCCCGTGATTCATTCCAAAAATTAGGCATTAGCCTAGATGACCTAAAAAATAAAAGTGAAGCTGATTTATTAAGCCAAGCAATTACACAGTTAGCTGGCATGGAAGAGGGTTCAAGCAGAACCGCATTGGCTACTAGTGTATTTGGCAAATCAATCCGTGCCGTTGATCTTAAAAACTTTCTACAAGAACTTAAAGATGGTAAGAAAAGTGCGTTTGAAGCGGCCGATGGAATTAAAGCCGGTGCTGATGCGGCTCAAGCAATGGAGAAACAATTCCGCACACTACAAGAAGGTGCGTTACTTGCTCTCGAACCTATTCTAAAATTGTTAGGCGGAACTGAAATTACGGCAAAGAATGCCGCAACTGCCATTCAAATATTAGGTGGTGTATTGGCATTGGCATTTGGTCTTCAAATAGTTGCTAATATTGTAGCCATTAATAAGGCATTGGCAATTACGGCAGGGTTAGCTCAAGTAATTGGCAAATCACCGCTCGGTTTATTGGCTAAGTTAGGAGCCATTGGTGTTAGCGCAACAGCGTTGACCAATATGGATGATCTAATTAAGAAAAATGAAGAATTAGAAGCCAGTGCTAATAAAGCCATTAACGCACAAACAGGCGTTACTGTTCCGACTACCGGCAATGTTATTGAACCAAACAAACCTCAAGCAGGCTCGGCAGGTCGTGATGCTGAACTAAGTGCTCGAGATAAAGCATTGATGGAAAGTCGCAAGGCCGCTGAACAGGCAATGGAAAATGTTCGAAGAAACAAAGCATTAGAAACAGCCGGTGATATTCAAACAATTGAAATCAATGCTCAAGCAGAAATTGCTCGCCTAAGATTAGACATTGCTAATAAAGAAAAAGAACAAAAGATCAAACTAACTGGCGAACTCAACGCTAGGATCAAAGAAATTGAAAGTAAGGCCGCTCTTGACATTGCCAAGAATAGAAAAGAAATTGAAATGCGTGTTCTGCGTGAGACAATGGATCAACAAGAACAAGATGCTAAAGATTTCGCAGCCTACTATCAACAAGTTGATCAAGCAAGACTATCAGCGTTTAACCAAGTTAAAGCACTTCAAGATCAAACAGCTGAACTAGAAGGTCGCTTTGAATTAGGTCAACGTGTCATTGGACAAACTGAAACTGAAAGAGATCGTCAAACTAAAATATTTGAAGCCCTACAAGCACAGAAAAAGTCGCTTGAAGAGATGTCTAAAATTAAAGATCTTCAGTATCCTGATCAATTGGCACGTGAAAAAGAAATCAATGCTGAGTATGAAAAACGAATTGCTCTAATTAATAAAGAAGCAGAAGCTCGTGCTCTACGTGAGGCAAGTTTTAGTGCTGGTGCTGAAGAAGCAATCAATAGTTACATGAGAAGTTTCTCAGCATTCAAGCAAGGTGAAGCAGTAGCACAGAGTGTATTCAGCAACATGGATAACGCATTGAACAAGTTTGTTGAAACAGGCAAACTAAACTTTGGTGATCTAACTCGTAGTATCATTCAAGACTTACTAAAGATACAGTTGAAAGCCGCTGTGGTTGGGGTATTCCAATCAATGGGTGGCGGTAGTGGCATCCTAAGTTTCTTGGGCATTGGTGGAAAAGCCAGTGGTGGTCCTGTAAGTGGTGGAACTCCATACATGGTTGGTGAACAAGGTCCTGAACTATTCATTCCACAAGGCTCCGGTAACATTGTTCCTAACGGTCAAATGGGAAGCAGTGGTGGAAGAACAACAATCATCAACAACATATCAGCCATCGATGCCAAGGGTGTAGCACAATTATTTGCGGAAAATCGTATGACATTGTTTGGCAATGTTGAACAGGCACGCCGTGAATTGCCAATGAGGACAAGATAATGAGTTTACAAAAAATAGTCAATAAGGCCCAGTCAATACAGTTCAATCG